AGCCGGAGGACGGGTTTGTCTTCGGCTCGTGCTTCATCGACCGTGACGGCAACCGCTTCGGTGTGGTGCGCCGCTGGATCAGCCTGCAAGACGAGATCAACAAGCGGCGCTCCAAGGCGCTGCACCTGATGAACGTGCGCCAGGTCAAGGCCGAGAAGGGCGCCGTAAACGACGTGAACAAGGCGCGGCAGGAGCTTGCCAAGCCGGACGGGTTCATCGAGGTCACGCCCGGGATGGAATTCGAGGTGCTCGACACCGGCGACATGGCGAAGGCGCAGTTCGATCTGCTGCAAGAGGCCAAGAGCGAGATCGACGCGGTGGGCGTGAATGCTGCCCTGTCTGGCAAGGAAGATCGGGTCATGTCCGGCCGTGCGCTCATGGCTCGCAGCGAGCAGGGGCTGAATGAACTCGGCCCGGTGTTCGACTCGTTCAAACAGTTCCAGCTCGACGTGTACCGCAAGGTGTGGAACCGGGTTCGCCAGTTCTGGACCGCTGAGAAGTGGGTGCGCGTCACGGACGATGAGAAGAACGTCAAGTTCGTTGGGCTGAATCAGCCGCTCACGATGGGCGAGCAGCTACTCGACGAGCACCGCAAGCAGGGCCAGCGGATCACGCCAGAGATGGAGCAGCAAGCGAAGATGGACCCGCGCATGCAGCAGGTCGTCGGCATCAGGAACAAGGTAGCCGAACTGGACGTGGACATCACGATCGACGATGTGCCAGCCACCGCATCACTGCAGATCGAGCAGTTCCAAACGCTGTCCGACATTGCCCCGCATGCCGCGACGATGCCGCCGCCACTGTTCAAGGCGCTGATCCAGGCATCGAGCCTGCGCAACAAGGACCAGATCATCGCCAGCCTTGAAGGCAAGGACGACGAAGAGTCTCCGCAGGTTCAGCAGCTCAAGGCGCAGTTGGAAGAGATGGGCCAGGCGCTGCAAGAGGCACAAGCCGCCGCCATGGATCATTCCGGAGACATGGAAGTGAAGAAGGCAGAAATTGCGCTCAAGCACCGCGAACTCGACTTGAAGGGCCGAGAGTTGGAGGCCAAGACGATGGAATCGCAGGGTGATCCGCAGGCCGAAGAGTTGCGCCAGCAGATCAAGCGCGAGGCGCTCCAACTACAGCACGACCGCGAACTGTTCGAGAAGGACAAGCAGATCGCGGTGTTGCAGATCAAGGCCGGCGCGGTGAGCGCGCAGCACGCAGAGGAACGCGCGAACAACGCTGCATCCGATGCGATGAAGGCCACGAAAGAGGCTGAGAAGCCGAAGAAGCCGGCAACGGCTTGAACAGTTCCACATCAGTGCAGAGCCCGCCGAGTGCGGGCTTTTTGCATTGGGCCGTCGCCGGGCTTGCGGGCGTTTGGTTGATGCCGTCGCCGGGTTATCGGGCGTGGAGTGAGCAAATTGGACACTGAACTTGGATCGATCCTGAGCGAAGAAACCGTCGAGACCCCTGACGCGGAGGTTGAACAACCCCCCGAACCAGAGGTTGTTGCGGAACCGGGCGAAGAGACGACTGCGACGCCGGCAGCAGAAGCACAGGAAGACCCGATCGAGAAGCACCGCAAGGGGCTGGAAGCAGCGGTCATCGCCGAACGGCGCAAGCGGCAGGAACTGGAGCATCGCCTCGAGCAGCTTCAACGCCCGCCACCCGCGCAGCCGGCAGCGACCGAGCAGGAGCCGAAGCAAGCGGACTACACCGACCAGGCGGAATACTTCCGCGCGTTGGTGCGGTTCGAGGCCAAGCAACTGCACCAGGCAGAACGGGCAGAGCAAGCACGCGAGCAGCAGCAGCGCGAAGAACAGGACCAAGCGTCCAAGTTCCAGCGCACCGCCGCAGAAGTCATCGCCAAGGGCCAAGCGAAGTATCAGGACTTCGACGCGGTCATCAATGGTGGCCTCGCTCCGTATCTGAACCCCGTGATGCAGCAAGCCCTCGTCATCGGTGGCGGGCACGAGGTCGCGTATTGGCTGGCGAAAAACCCGGCCGAAGCGGCGCGTGTCTCCGAACTGCCGCCGATGGAAATGGTGCTCGAAATCGGGCGGCTCGAAGCCAAGGTCAAGCAGGCGGAAGAACCGCCCAAGCAGTCCATTCCGCAAACGCTCACACAAGCACGGGACGCACGCACCGGCCAATTCGCGCCGGTCTATGACGGCCCAACCCCCCTCGACGAGATCGTCAAACGACGATAAGGAAACATCATGGCATTGACCACCGCCCGCACAGGGCTGACCCCCCAGCAATGGGACGACAAGTTCTTCATGGAGTACGTCCGTGAAAACCGCTTCAAGCGGTACATGGGCACGGACGAGAACTCCATCGTTCAACTTAAGGAAGACCTCACCAAGAAGAAGGGCGACAAGGTCACCTTCGCTGCTGTCAACCGTCTGCAGGGCGATGGCGTCACCGGCAACACCACGCTGGAAGGCAACGAGGAAGAACTCGACAGCCGCTCCATGGTAGTGTCGGTTGCCCCGTTGCGCCACGCGGTGGCCGTGACAAATTGGGACGAGCAGAAGTCGGCGATCGACCTGCGCAACACCGCCAAGATGGCGTTGAAGCTGTGGTCGATGGAGAAGATGAAGACGGCGATCATCACGGCGCTCGGCTCCATCAACGGCGTGGCGTATGCGTCGGCCACCGAGAACCAGAAAGACGCTTGGCTGGCCGACAACGCCGACCGCGTGCTCTTCGGTGCCGCGAAGTCGAACAACGCCAGCAACGACCATTCGGCCGCTCTGACGCAGATCGACAACACGTCCGACAAGCTCTCGCCTGCGGTCATCTCGCTCGCAAAGCGCATCGCTCAGTCGGCCAGCCCGGCAATCCGCCCCATCCGTCTGAACGAGGATGAAGAGTGGTATGTGATGTTCGCCGGCCCGCAGGCGTTCCGTGATCTGTCCAACGACACGACCATGACGCAGGCCAACCGCGATGCGCGTCGGCGTGGCACGGACAACCCGCTTTTCACCGGTGGGTCGCTGATTTGGGACGGCGTGATCATCCGCGAAATTCCCGAAATCGAAGCCGTGTCCAACGGCTCGATCGACTGCAACCCCAACTATTTGGTGGGTGCGCAGGCGATTGGTGTGGCGTGGGCGCAGCGCCTGCGCACCACCACGCAGGTTTCGGACTACGGGTTCCGCAACGGCGTGGGTGTCGGTGAAATGCGCGGCATCGAGAAGCTGCTGTTTGGCTCGGGCGCCGGTGACACGGACGACCTCAAGCAACACGGCGTCGTGACCGTCTGGACCGCTGGCGTCGCTGACGCCTGACCCTCTGATCGGGCCGCCTGAGCGCGGCCCTTCTTCTTCAAGGAACTGACATGGCAACAATCTTCACCGCTGCTCGCGCGATGGACGGATTCCCCGTCTTCGGTGCGACTGGCTCCGGCCTGATGAGTGCCGCCTACGGCACCATCGAGGTCGCGGCGAACCCCACTGCCGGGGACGTGTACAAGATGTGCAAACTTCCGGCCGGCGCTGTCGTGCTGGGCGGGCGCATCTACAGCGACGACCTCGACAGCAACGCAACGGAAACGCTGGACATCGATGTCGGCTGGCTCGCCAACGGCACCGAAGCGGCCGATCCGGACGGGTTCGGCAACTTGGGTGTGATGACGACCGACACGGTGGCGGGCGTGAAGCCGGAGGGGGGCTACAACTTTCCCTTCGGCGGCGTGCTCACCACGACCGGCCCGCAGGCGTTCAGCGCTGAAACCACGGTCGCCGTGACATGCGTTGCCACCGCCGCGACGTTTGCGGCCGGCACGCTGTCTGTTGTCGTGTACTACGTCGTGCCCTGAGCGATGGCCACGTCCTTCACCCGCACAAGAGAGCAGATGCGGGACATGGTGCTTCGCCGTCTCGGCGTCTCCGAAGAGGGGCAAACCCCTTCTGCGGAAGACGCCGGGATCGTCAACGACGCGATGGATTTGCGGCTCAAGGAGCTGCACGAGCTGGGCGTGCTGTGGTGGCAAGTCTCAGGCGCAACGGCCGATGTTGCACTGACGGGCGGGACTGCCACTGCCACGATTTCGCAGGCCGACTTCTTGTTCCCCGTTTCGATGATGCTGCGCGTTGGCATTGAAGACCAAGCGGTCGAAATCATCGGGCACAGGCAGTACCAGGACATCTCCGACAAGGCCAGCCAGGGCGAGCCCGCGATGGTGTTCATCAACGGCTCGACGTGCTGGTTCTATCCGGTGCCGTCCATCGCGTACACGGCGAAGCTCACGTATGAGGCGGCGGCCACTGACACCGCATTCGGTGTTGCGCCGGACATCCCGGTTTCGATGATGAGAGCGTTTGCGCTGCTGGTTGCGGGCGATCTTGTCGATGACTTTTCCCTGCCTGAGCAAAAGGCGCAACGCCTGATCGCTCAACAGCCCGGGGCCATGCGGACGATTCGAGCTCTCAACGCAGAGCACGTCGATTCCACAACGGTTGCGCCGGTCTGGTTCTGAGGACAAGACCATGACAGTCACAGTCGCAAGCGGCAACCTCGCCGTTATCTACGTTCCGTTCGAGCAGTCGGTGACGTTCGCTCCAGGCGCTGGCGGAACCATCACCTTCGGCTGTTCGGGACGGTTGGGGACGACGAAGCCTGCGGACCGGACGATCTACGAGGCTGAGTCGATCACGATTCCGGCCGGCGCGACGATCTTTGTTGGCGCGAACGATGCTGACGCCACGTACAGCAACATTTCGACTACAGGCGGTGGCGGCTCGACCACCATCGTGGACGACCTGACCACAGGCGGCTCGGATGCTGCGCTGTCGGCAGACCAGGGGGTGGTGCTCAAAGGGCTGGTGGACGAAAAGGCCGACCTGCTGGCCGCCACCGATTCCATCACCGAAGACACGAGCCTCACGGTGGCGGGGCACGGAAACCGCACGATCCCTGTGGACGGCACCGGTATTGTGCTCACCATCCAGGCCGATGCCAATTCGGGCGCGGTTGGCGACGAGGTGTTTCGCGGTGTGCCGGAGAGCGGCGCGAGCTTCACCATGGCGGCAGCCGACGGCGTGACCATCCTGAGCGCCACCGGCAGCAGCTTGGACAGTTCCACATCCGCGACCGGCGAAGTCGCGGTGCAGCGGGTGGGGGTCGACACCTACCGCACGATTTCAGCAGCGGCAGGCAGCGCGACAGCCGGCGCGCACAAGACGCTTGCCAACGCGGCACGGGTCGCTGATGCGGCCTCAGGTTCGACCACGGAAACCGTTGTTGCCACGTTCACCCTGCCGGCGCTGGGCGCGAACGACACCATCGACGTGGATTTCTTCGTCGGCGGCTCGGGCACGGCAGGAAACCGAGTCTGGACGCTGCGCCTTGGCGGCACGGGCACGAACGGCACCACCGTCTCGAACTTCACTCAAGGCGCCACGTTCGCCTACAGCCGCGCGCTGCTCGGCTTCGCCAACACCGGCTCCGCATCGACGCAGTTCGGTGTGAACGGCGGGCAGACGGTCGGCATGGGCTACGGCAACTCCACGGGGGCGCGCACGGGCGCGGTGGACACATCCAGCGCGACAACGCTGTACCTCACCTTGCTCAAGGGCAACGCTGCAGACGTGGTGAACCTCGAATCCTGCCGCTGCATCCTCAAGCCGGGCGTGGTCTGACATGGGCTGCATCCTCGCGCAACTGCTGCGGCGGCGCGGCGCCATCAGCCCCCCGACGGCGCCAGCGTTCCTGACCGACCCGGCCATCGTCGGCACGCCGCAAGTAGGCGTCGCATCGAGCTTCACGCCGGGCACGTACTCGGGGACTTCGCCGGTCGATGCATCAACCCGCTTCCGCGTGGCCGGCGTGGATGTCGGAGCAGCGGATGACCTGACGTACACGCCCGTGACAGACGACGCCACGAAGGCGCTTTCGGTGCTGGTGTCGCTCACGAATTCTGTGGGCAGCGTCAGTAAGGCGAGCGCCGATGCGACGATCATCGCGGCCGACGAACCGGCCCCACCGCCGCCGCCTCCACCGCCGCCTCCACCCGCGCCGCCTGAGGATGTGGGCGTGCTGGGTGACACCGCAGCCGTGAACGACAGCGAGACATTCGCGGGCGCAACCTACTTCGTTGACCCGGTCGCCGGGGACGACACCTATACCGGCCTGGCCGCAGCATTTTCAAGCGGCACGACAGGCCCGTGGGCGACGCGAGAGCCAGTCAACGCGAAGATGCAGAACAGCGCGTCTGCTGCGGCCGGCAGCGCATTCCTGTTCAAGCGCGGCACGACGCTCGATGACGCCTGGATGGCCGTGCAGAGCTTCGCGTCTGGCGGGTACATGTTCGGCACCTTCGGCACGACGACCGACGCCCGGCCGATCCTCAAGTACGCGCAGAGCACGAAAACCACGCTGCTGTCGACCAAGCCAGCCCTGCCGCGCATCGAGAACATGGAGCTGGACGGCGGCGGCCTCTACAACTCATCGGGCGCGCGGGTGTACGGCATCTTTCCGTTTGGCGGCGCCGACATCGCCAGCGTCATCCACAAAAACCTGTACGTCCATGATTTCACCGGCCCCGGCATCGAAATCAGCGGTGGCTCTGGCGCGCTGGTGGAGAACTGCCTGATCGAAGGCTGTCAGGCGGGCGGCAGCAACGGCGCGGGCCTCGATGGCGACTGCGGCGACGGCGTGCACATCAAGAACGTCACGGCGCGCAACAACGGCGTGGCCGGTGCGTCGACGAACCACCAGGCATACCTGCACAACCTCGTCAATGGCCTCGTCGAGAGCATGCTGCTCGAATCGACATCGAACCTCGGCAACCACGCTTTGATCATCCACGGCGTGTGCCGCGACAGCGAAGTGCGTGACGTTGTGATGCGCGGCACCTACAACGGCCTGGGATCGAACAGTGGGTATGGGTCTGTGGCGGTGCCGAATGCAGAGACGTTCGACCGCATGGTGTACCGGCGCTTCCGGGTGAGCGGCCTGTCGGCCTACCGCTCGGACAAGCAGGGCAACGTCGGCTTGATCAGCGGCCACCGGGACTCACTCATCGAACTGTTCGTGGCGTGGGACTTCCCTGGCCGCGCGATTAATTGGTATGAGGGCGATCCGGCCACCGGGGTGTATGTCGACGACACGGTGAACGAGCGCAGCGTCGAGCAGCATTGCTGCTACGTGGGCGACTCCACGGCGTTCAGCGGCGCGGGCGGATTCGGTGGCACGCCTGCATCGTCTGCCATGCTGGACATGACCTTCCGCAACAACATCTGGACCTCGCTCAAGTCGAGCGGGACGCTGTTCGTCAAGCCTGCGGCGGTGCCGAACTCCGAAGTGACGGTGCAAAACTGCTGCTTCTGGCGCTACGGCAGTGCGAGCGCGAGTGACAAGGTGATTTCGTGGGACGGGACCACGTACAGCGTGGCCGAGATGGAAGCCTATGCCGCCGCGAACCCCGAGCTTGGCATCACGTTCGAGGGCTGCATTCAGGCCGACCCGAAACTGGTCTTTGACGACACCGACACCGATCAACCCATCGGCATCGCGGCCGATTCACCTTGCCTGAATGCCGGCGTCGCATCGGGCATCACGACCGACATCAACGGCGCCGACTACGACGCGGACACGCCGAGTATCGGGCCGTGGGCGGCGGCTGTCGCCTGAGTCACCAACGCCGCTCGTCGCGCTCTTCCTCGGTCATCGCGCGTTCACGCTTGCCTTCTTTCTCAAGCCAGCGGCCGAACGATTCGAGGGCGGATTTGAGGGCGAGATAGATGTACACGGGCGTCTCCTGTGGTAACGCAGGGTAACGCACATGGCCCGCCAGCGCACCCGCCAATCGGGTGGAAATCGTCACACAGCCCCCTCGTGGGGCTTTTTTGTTTGGACAAACACACATGGCACTTCCCTTCGTCGGCCCGAGCTACACCCTTGCGATAGGGAAAGCAAGCCGGCAGAGGTCCGTCAACCTCCATTTGGTGGGGTTGGAAGCACCGGAGAAGGCCCCGTTCATCCTCGCCAGCACGCCGGGGCTGATCCAGCGGTGGAGCCTGGGGGCTGAGATTCGCGGTGGGCTGGAAGTGGGCTCGCGGGCGTTCGTTGTGGCGGGATCGACGCTGCATGAGCTGTTCGCCGACTTCACCAGCGCACCTCGGGGCACCCTGTCCTCGTCCAGTGGCGTGGTGGACTTCGCCTACGGGCTGTCGCAGTTGGTGCTCGTGGACGGTGACCACGGCTACACGCTGGCGATCACCAGCAACACATTCGCTCAGATCACGGCTGACGGGTTCTACGGCTCGTCGCGGGTGGCGTTCATCAACAACCGCTTCGTGTTCACAAGGCCGGGAACGCAGCAGTACGAATGGTCCGCTGTTGACGACGCATCGGACGTTGCTGCGCTGGACTTTGCAAGTGCGGAGTACCAGCCGGACAAAATCATCGCGCACCTGACGCTGCAGGACGATTTGATGTTCCTTGGCGACCAGACCACGGAATTTCACTACCAGACCGGCGACCCGGGCTTGCCTTTCCAGCGCAGCAACGGGGTGGGCTTCGAGATTGGCTGCGCGGCGGTTCACTCGGCGCAGAAAATCGACAACGGGGTGTTCTGGATCGGCCGGGACAAGAACGGCTCGGGGATCGTCTACAGGCTCAATGGCCGCCAGCCGCAGCGCATCAGCACGCAGTCGGAAGAGCAGGCCCTGCGCAAGTCGACCGACCTGAGCGCAGCGCGCGCCTTCTGCTATCAGCAGGACGGGCTCACCTTCTACTGCCTGAGCGCACCGGGGCTCACATCGACGCTGTGCTATGAGATTTCGACGGGCGAGTGGCACGACCGCAACGACCTCGACGAGTTGGGCCAGTTCAAGGCCCACCGTGGCACCACGCATCTGTATGCGTTCGGCCGGCATCTGCTCGGAACGGCTGACGGGAAGCTGCTCGAACTCGACCACGACACGTACACGAATGATGGTGACCCGCTGGTTCGTGAGCGGGTCAGCCCGCACGAAGCGATACCGGGGCGCATGCGCTTGAAGTTCAACCGCTTCTGGCTGGACTGCATCACGGGGGAAGCGCCGCAGGGCGTCGATCCGCATGTGGAACTGAGCTACAGCGGCGACTCCGGCGCGACGTGGAGCAACCCCGTCACCCGATCTATCGGGGCCATCGGCGAGCGATTCCAGCGCGTGCTGTGGACCCGGCTCGGCATGGGCCGCGATCGGCTCTGGAAGCTGCGTTTCTCTGGCAATGCGCCGTTCTCAATCATCGACGCCGGCTCGGATGTCGAGCAAGGAAACAACTGATGGACGAACCCCTCATCTGGACCACGAAGGGCAATGTCCCCGTGTCCTCGCTCACCTACCAAACCGCTTGGGACGTGACCGACACCTACACCAAGTTCACCGAAACCTACCTCGATTCCTCAGGCGAGGTGGTCAAGCAATCGGCGCACGTCTACGACCGCGTAGGCGTGGGCGCAACCGCTCTCGCAGCCTCTTTCTAAGGGTCAACCATGTCCAACACACAAGCCCTCGTCACTTCCGCGAAGGTGGAACTTCTCAACGGCATCCACGCGCTAGGCACCACGGTTGCCCGCGCGGGAACGACTGCCGACACCTTCAAAGCGGCGCTGTACCTCGCGTCCGCGTCCATCGGCGCATCGACCACGGCGTACAGCTCGACCGGGGAAGTGTCAGGCACCGGCTACACCGCAGGCGGGGTGACGTTCACATGGATTTCCCCCACGTCGAGCGGCACCACGGCGTACAGCACGCCCTCGGCTTCGTTCGCATGGACCACGGTCACGCTGTCGACCTCCTTCGATTGCGTGCTGACGTACAACAGCACGCAGAGCAAGGCGTTTTCCTCGCACACGTTCGGCGCGACGACCGTCACGGCGGGCAATTTCAGCCTGACCATGCCGACCAACGCCGCAGCCACCGCGCTGGTGTCGATCGCCTGACATGGCCTTCCCATCAAGCAATGGCTCGCGCCGGTCCCTGTCGATCGCGTACAACAGCGCGAAAACGACCGCCTGGCAGGCGAAGCAACGCACGGCAGACGTGCGCGCCAAGGCGGCATTGGGGCAACTGCAACGCTTCGACGCGCTGCGCTACCTGACGGAATGCACCGACGCGCTCGCGTCTCTGGCGACTGCGGGGGCGCAGCCGGGCATTGCCGACTACGCGCAGGCGCAGGAGAACGACCCGACGTTGGACATTGCTGCGGAGTTCACCGGCATGGTCAACGCCATCACGGCGGCGCGGGACTGGATTGCGACGAACTTCCCGAAGAGCGCGAACGGCTTTGTCGAGGTGTACCAGATCGACGGCACGAAGCGGTTTGCCGATCCGAGTTTCACCGCCGCGACGTTGACGAACCTGTTGCCCCTGCTCGACGCGATCACGGCTTCCATCGACTGAGGGCTTAAGCGGTGTCGACTCAGACCCTGCTGACGAGCGGCATCAGCGCGACGGCGGGAACGTCGCACGTCACTGCGAGCATTTCGCCGACCGCGAATCGGCTGATCGTCCTCGACGTTATCAGCGACTACAACGCTGGCTCGGCACCGGACCCGAGCGCCTCCGGCGCGGGGATGACGTGGACGAAGGTGCTGTCGATCTCAGACAGCGCTGCGGGCATCAACCTGTGCCGGTTCCGCGCCATGTCGGCGAGTCCGGGCAGTGGCGCGATCACGATTTCGAACGCCACGTCATCCCCCGGGCGGGGGTGGGCGATCACAGAGGTTAGCGACGTTGATACGAGCGGTACGAACGGTGCGAATGCCATCGTTCAGACGGTCTCGAATTTCAACGACACGGGGTCGGTCAACACGGTAACGGCAACGTTGGCGGCGTTCAGCAGCGCGGACAACGGCGCGCTGGCGGTGCATGGGTTCTTCAACGCCGCCCCGGTTCGGGCTGCGACGCCGGATACAGGTTGGACCGAGACATCCGAAAACACGATGCTCTTCTCGGGCAACGTGTTTGCCCTTGGCATCGAAACGCAATGGCGCGCTGACAACGACACGACGGCGCTGGCGACGTGGGCCGGCAATGGCGCGGTCTACGCGATCGCGTCGGAGATCAAAGCCGCAGCGGCCGGCACGTCCGACTCACTGACGGGCGTTTCGGCAACCGCTGGCACAGGCACGGTCAAGTCGACCATTTCACAGACCCTCACTGGAACGGGGCTGACGGCAAGTACGGGGACGGTCAAGACCGCACCTTCCTACGCGATCACTGGCAACGTCGCATCGGCAGCAACAGGTGCTGTTGCTCCCACGATCAGCATCGCGCTCACGGGCAACGCTGCAACAGCATCGGTCGGCAGCGTGTCCTCGTCATCGAGCACCACCGCTGCACTGACGGGGAATGCGGCCACGTCGGCAACGGGCTCGGTCGGCGCATCGGTGAGCTACGCGCTTACCGGCGTGTCTGCTACTACGGCAGTTGGAACTGTGTCGCTCCCGTCGAGCGATTCCGAAGCCTTGTCCGGGGTGGCGGGGACAGCGGATACCGGGGACGTGGGAGCTTCGGTCAGCTACGCCCTGACCGGTGTTTCGGCGACCTCTGCTGTAGGCGCGGTTGCACAGACGGTGGAACAGGCGCTGACGGGTGTTGTCGGCACCGCCGCACCAGGCACGGTGACCAATGCAGGCGGCGCGGTTGCTATTTCGCTCACGGGTGTTTCTGCTGCTACGGCGGTGGGTTCGGTCGGCACGGATGTTTCGTCCTCGTTGACCGGTGTGTCGGGGGCGGCGTTCCTGCGTTCGCTCACGGCGTATCAGGACTACACGATTCCCGACCCGGAAATCAACCGGAACGGGCTCAGGCAACGACTGCCGCACATCAGCACGAAGGTGCTGCAAGCGGACGGGACCATGCACCCCGATTGGTATCGGGCGCTGACCTACATCCAAGACGTGCGCCTCGGTGGGGTCGACGGGCCGACGCTGGCCGCGTTGCTGACCTCGATTTCGCTCACGCAGGCGCAGGCCGCAGCCATTGCGGAAGTGGCGGACCAATTGCTTCAACAGTAAAGGCGAACCACATGTTCGACCAGCTCTCTCTGGACCCATCGAAGGCAAGGCAGCGACAGGTGGTTGCCGGCGATGGCGATTTGGCCCACTATGAAACGCAGACCGACTACAACGCCGGCCTGTCTGGTGGCGACGGGATCGGCATCACCAAAGCCATTCGTGGCACGACGCAGGGTGTGTTCGGCGGCGACACCCGCGACCTGTACGAACTGCACCGCACCGGGCCGGACGGCAAGAAGTACCGCGCGCTCGTCGAGCGCTCACCAGATGGCCGCCTTGCAAGCCCGAAGTGGGTGCCCGACGAGCATGACTCGCTGGCGAAGACGTGGGGCACCGGGGCTGCGCTGGCGGCTCTCGCTGCGGGCGGACTCGGGGCGGTTGGTGCTTTGGGTGGTGCCGGTGCGGGCGCGGGTGCTGTCGGCGCAGCTGGTGCGGGCGCAGGGGCTGGCGCTGACCTCGGTGCTCTCGGCTGGGGCCTTGGCGGGACGGCCGGCTACACCCTCCCGACTCTCCCGGCTGGCTATGGCCTCGGGGCCGCAGCAGGCGGGGCTGCAGGCGCTTCGTTGGGCGCGGGTGGTGGGGTAGGTGCTGGCGGTGGGCTGACGGCCGGCAGCGGGGCTGCTGGCACTGCGGGTGCGCTCGGCAGTTCGGGTGGCCTGTTCGGTTCCGGCATCACCACCGGCCAGGCGCTCGGCATCGGTGGGAACCTGCTCGGTGGCGTGCTCGGCTCAAACGCTGCGAGTGATGCTGCCGACACGCAGGCCCGCAGTGCAGCCGAGGCAAACGCGCTGTCGAAGTACATGTACGACACCACGAGGGCCGACAACCTGCCGGCTCTGCGAGCGCGGAACAACGGCCTGGCTGGTTATCAGAACCTGCTGCAGCACCCCGACAGCATCACGAGCGATCCCGGCTATCAGTTCGGGCTGGATCAGGGGAACAAGTCCATCGGCAGCCACGCAGCAGCGGGGGGTTCGTACTTTTCCGGGGCGACGCTCAAAGCACTGCAGAAGTACGGCCAAGACTACGCCGGCACGAAGATGGACCAGACGCTTGACCGCTACGGCCGGCTGTCCGGGCTCGGCAGTTCAGGGGCGTCGACGATTGCGAACTCGGGCGCGAACTACGCCAACCAGGCCGGCAACAACATCACCGGGGCGGGGAACGCTCTGGCGGCGGGCCAGGTGGGATCGGCGAACGCGTGGAACAACGCTCTCGGCGGCGCAATCAGCGGCTATCAGCAGAGCCAGATAGTGCAGCCATTCCTCGACTACTACAACAAGCGCAACGGGAACTGACATGCCGATTGATCCACGCATCGCGCTCGGGGTCCGCCCGCTGCAAGTCGAGCAGCCGGTAAACCTGCTCTCGCAAGCAATGAACCTGCAAGGGCTGCAGCAACGCAACGCCCTCGGGGACATGCAGTTGCAGGACGCGCGGCGCTCACGCGAGAACGAGGCGGCATTGGGAGAAGCCTACCGGCAAGCCTACGGGCAGGACGGCAAGCTCGATCAGAACGCGCTCATGCTGAACCTTGCGCGCAGTGGGCTCGGCTCGCGGATTCCGGGGCTGCAGAAGCAGCTTCTGGACACGGAGAACGCTCGCTTGACGGGCCTGAAAACCACGGCGGACACGGCGAAGGCGAACGCCGAAACCGCGAACAAGGCCCTTGCCACGCAGCGCGACATGCTGACGCTTGTTCGCACGCCGGAGCAGTTCGCGCAGTGGGTCGATGGCATGTACACGAACCCGGCGACGGCGAGTGTTGCGCAGTCCTTCGGCACGCCCGAACAGGTGAAGTCACGCATTCCGACCGACCCGCAGCAGTTCGCCACGTTCCTGCAGCAGAACGCGATGGGCATGGACAAGTTCATCCAGAACCAAACCAGCGTGCGCGGGCAGGACCTTTCGGCGCAGACCTCGCGCGCCAACAACGCGAACACCGTTGCGGCCACGATGCGCGGGCAGAACATGACAGACGCCCGCTCGCGTGAGTCCAACCAAGCCGGCCGTGTCCCTGCAGGCTACCGCGCGACGGCCGACGGCACGCTCGAATTCATCCCCGGTGGCCCGGCTGACCCGAACGCTGCGAAGCGTGCTGCGCCGACCGAGTTCCAGGGCAAGTCGGCGACCTTCGGCACTCGTGCAGAAGCTGCGGACAAGATCATCTCCAGCCTGACGGGCAAGTATTCGCCGGCCGCGATCAACTCCAAGCAGGCGCTTGGCAAGGTGTGGGGTATCGGCGGTGCTCTTGAAGCTGGCGGGAATCTGGCGCTGTCCAGCGACGACCAACGGGCCGAACAGGCGCAGCGCGACTTCGTGAACGCCACCCTTCGCCAAGAGTCTGGCGCGGCAATCGCTGACAGCGAGTTCAACAACGCCGTGAAGCAGTATTTCCCGCAGCCCGGCGACAGCAAGGCCGTCATTGCGCAGAAAGCGGCCAATCGAAAACTCGTGGTCGAAGGCTTCAAGAACAACGCCGGCCGCGCACTCAAGGGCATCGAGAAGCAGCAGCAGGAATCAGGTGGCGCCTCTGGAAACTTCGCGGATGACTCCGACCCGCTGGGGCTGCGCCAATGAGCAAACAGATCAAGCTGTCGGAGATTCGGGCCAAGTTCCCGATGTACTCGGACCTCACCAACGATCAGTTGATCAGCGGTATCCGCAAGAAGTTCTATGCGGATATCCCGATGGGAGAATTTTCCAAGCGCATCGAGTACGACACCGAACGCGCGGACCCGACCGAAGGCATGTCCGGGATTGGGAAGTTCGCGGCAGGCTACGGCAAGGTGGTCCCCGACATGGCGCGGGGCATCGGCCAGATGATCGGGCTTGTCGATCAAGATTCGGTCGATGAGGCCAAGCGGCTCGACGCGCCCCTGATGAAAACCGGCGCGGGGATGGCCGGCAACATCGCGGGCAACATCGCGACGGCTATCCCTGCTGCAGCCGTTCCCGGTGCTGCCACTGTCCCCGGTGCTGCTGCCACTGGCGCAATCATGGGCGCGATTCAGCCTGTCGCCACTGGCGAAAGCCGGCTGACGAATACGGGGCTGGGTGGCGCTGCCGGTGCTGGCGGGGTGGTGCTCGGCCGTGGCCTGCAGGCCGGCTATCAGGGCGCTCGTGCCCTTGCCGAGCCGTTCTCGGAAACCGGCCGCAGCCAGATCGCCGGGCGGGTGATCAACCGCTTTGCCGACAACCCCGGAAGCATCCAAGGCGCCACCAGCGCCCCCACGATTACCGGGGCACGACCGACCCTCGCCGAGCAGACCGGAGACGCGGGGCTGGCGCGCCTACAGGATTCCCTGCGCGCTGCGGACCCGCAGTTGAACTCGATGATCGGCGGGCGCCTGGCCGAGAACAACGCGGCGCGGGTGAATGCGCTACGTGGGCTGACCGGAGAGGACGGCGCGCGGGACTTCGCGGTAGCCGAACGCGCGGGTACTGCCGGGCCGATGTACAACGATGCATTCAACGTCGTTCCCGACGCCGCAGGGCTCTCGCCAGAGCAGACCCGCACAATGCAGACCCTCATGCGCTCGCCTGCCGTCAAAGCGGCGATGAGAGAAGCCAAGGCCATCGGCGCAAACAAGGGCACGAACGTTGGAGCGTCCAACGCCACCGGCTCAATCGAGGGGCTGCACCACATGAAGATGGCGCTGGACGACGCCATCACAGCGGCCAAGACGGCAGGGCAGACGAACAAGGCCGAATCCATCGACACGGCGAGGAAGTCACTTGTCTCGCTGATCGAAAGCATCAGCCCCGACTACAAGGCGGCGCGGGTCACCTATGCGCAGATGTCCAAGCCCATCAACTCGATGGATATTGCCGCGCACGTCGCGCGCAAGGGGCTGTCGAACGGCTCGGACCTGTCAGGAACGCCGACCATCAACCGCAACGCCCTGTTGGGCACCCTGCGCGATGAATCGGCCCTGATGAGGCAGGCCACCAAGCGCAATGTCGGCAATGCGTTGTCGGACGTGATGGAGCCGCAAGACCTGAACATGCTCCGCGCCATCGCCAGTGAGTCGGACCGGGCCGGCGCTGTGGCGTCCGCAGGGAACGGCCCCGGCAGCGCCACCGCGCAGCGCATGGCATCTCAGAACGTCCTGCGGCAGATCGTCGGGCCGACTGGCCTGCCTCAATCGTGGGCAGAAAACGCGCTCGCCAACACCATCATCGGCAAGCCGCTGAACCTGATCTATGGGGGCATCGCCGAGCCGAAGATTCAGCAGGCGCTGGCACAGGCGGTGCTCGACCCGGACAAGGCTCGGGCGGTGCTCACTGCTGCGCGACAGCAGGGGATGACTCTCCCGCCGACCACCCTGCGGCTATTGCTTGAGCAGGCGGGCCGCTCAACCGCGCCTGCGGCCGCGATACCACGGTAAGGGGCTGAACAGCCACCGCTTCAAGCGCGAATCGGGCATCACGCGGTGGATGAGCCGCGAGATACCCAAGGCCACCATGATCAAGACGACCGCGACGAACGGTTTGAGGATCAGCGCCAGTAACCAATTCATCCGCCGATTCTAGGCCCACGGCCTACCACCTTTCGAGCCACCTATCCGGGTGGCTTTTCTTTTGGGCAAACCACATGGCGACTCTCTTCGTAGGCTCGAAATTCAGCGCCACCGACGCGGCCGGCGCTCCGCTGTCGGGGGGCAAGGTCTACACCTACGCAGCCGGCACGCTCACGCCGCTTGCCACGTACACCGATCAGGGCGGGCTGTCGTCCAACGCAAACCCGGTCGTCCTCGACTCGCAGGGCCGGGCCAATATCTGGCTTGGCCTGAACTCGTACAAGTTCGTCGTGACCGACGCGGACGGGGTTGCGGCCCCTGACGGCACGGTCGACAACATCAGCGCGCCGCCATCCTCGGCTGACCTCGCCAGCACTTCCACAGCGGCCAAGGGCGCCGGCATGGTGGGCTATGACGTTGCCACCGCCTACGCGGCAGGCTCTGTCGGGGCGATCCTGCGCCGCACTCCATGGCTTGAGGACTACGCCTCTCTGGTCGACGTGGACGACTGGACGGACGCCCTCACGGCTGCGATCGCCGCAGTGAACACGGCGGGCGGTGGAATCCTGAACGTCGGGGCAGGGCGGTTCAAGGTCGACGGTGATCCGGTAACGCTCCTGAGCAATGTGCGCGTTGTTGGGCGCGGTGATGCAACCGTGTTCTACCGCTCGGCCAGCGGCCCATCGACGTTCATCTTCAACGGCCTGGGCACCTACGACGGCACCACCGAATACGCGATCAGTGCCGCGCTGGATCAGGGCGATGTCGATGTGACCTTCACCGGGGCACACACCTTCACGGCTGGTGAAGCGGTGTGGATCGTGGGGCAACGCAACAGCTTGGACGAGCACGTCGCCACCGCCGATTGGGCGCTCGGGTACGCCACCCCTACTGCCGGAGCGTGCTTCTTCGGCGAGTTCAACGAGGTCCAGTCGGTCACGAGTTCCACGGAAATCAAGCTGTCGCAGGGCGTGGTGTTTCCCAACTACAAAGCCGACCGCAAGCTGGAAGGCTGGACCGCAGGAACGGTGACCACGGCTGACGACACCATCGCCATCACCGGCCATCCGTTCGCCAGCAACGACCTCGTTTGGTACTACAAGACCGCCACGACCATCGGCGGTCTGACCGACGCCACCAGCTACTACGTGATCAAGGTAGACGCCGACACGATCAAGCTGTCGCTCACGTCAGGCGGGTCTGCGATCAACCTCACCAGCACGGGTGATGGCGTGATCGTGATGGACTCGACCTCGCGCGCATCGACCACGGTTCGCAAAGTGACGTGGATCGAAAACGCGAGCCTTGAAAGCTGCGTGGTCGAGATGGAACGCTCGGTCACTTTCGCGGTGCGCTTCGACTATGCCCGCAACTGCGGCATTCGTGGCGTGACGTTCAAATCCTTCCTGAACAACGCGGCGTCGGCCAGTTTTCAGCGCTCGGTCGACTGCTACGGCGAGGACTGCAAGGCGATCCACACGCCGCGCGACTACCTCGATTCGGAGCAGGTATCGAACATCGACTTCAAGAGCATTTCGAGCCAGCGCATCCGGTGGTTGCGGTGCTCATCGAGCAACGGCACGCAAGCCTTTGACTTCACGTACCTTACCGACTGCACGCCCAACCTGTTCGGCAAGATGGCCGATTGCGACGTGCACGGCGCGAGGGTGTCAGGCATGACGACCCACCCCGGCGCCTACGCGGTGGAGGTGACGAACAACAAGTTCATCGGGGTTCGTCAAGCCATCAACATGCGCTCCCGGAACAGCATCGTCACGGGCAACACAGGCAGCTACATCGGCTCACTTCCCGCCTCCGTTTCCTCGCTGCTGTCGGACTACCGAACTCACTACGGCATCGGCTTGTACGAGGGCTGGGCGCGTGACTGCGAAATCAGCGGGAACCAGATGATCGGTTTCCCGGTGGGGATCGGGATCAACGACGCCGCAGACGTGGGCGAGTGCTTTTCCTACGTGGGGGCGAACATCCACGGCAACACGCTGACCGGGTGCTTCTTCGGCTTCTACCGGGACACGAACACCGCCAAGCTCAGTACCGACCACACCGGCATTTGCTTCGTCGACAACCGGCTTATCCGTTGTTCCCGGCCGATCTTCATCGAGCCATACACCGTGGGTGTCAAGCTGCACGACAACCTCGTCTATGGAATGGCGCTGACCTCGGACACCGCGATTCTGTTCGGCCTGAACTGCCCGCATCAGGACATCCAGTTCAACAGCATCGTGAACATCGGGGCCACGAACACCGGCATCAACAGCGGCAACGTCTCGGGCACGTTCAGCTACTCGGTGCTGCAAACGAACGTCATCCGCAACAACCGGTTCTTCGGCAGCCTGTCGGCGAAGTACAGCGTCAACGGGACGTATGTGGACAGCCGGGGAACTGGCGAGAACTCGCTGCGTGACGGCGCACTTGTGCTGATCGATGGCGTGACTGCTCCCGCCAGTCTGACGGGGTTCGCCACGCTGTACATCGACTCTGCGGACGGTGACTTGAAAATCATCTACGCGGACGGAACAACCAAGACCATTGCGGCGGACACATGAACACCTTGGGCCTGACCAATGAATGACCAAGGCGTCTCGAACCCGCTGGCAAAGGTCGTCGCCGCGTGGCTTGGCGTGTGGCTGTCGCGGCTCGGCATTCACACATGGTCCGATGCCGCAGCGGTGGTCGCCACGATCTACACCCTTCTGCTGATCGCTGATTGGTGCTGGAAGAAGTGGGGCCGTAAGTGAGCCTGCTCGACCTCATCCGCAGCCGCGATGGGTCGATGAGCCTCACCAAGCTCGCAGCCTCCACCGCGCATCTGCTGATGGCGCTCGGGTTTGCCGTCATCACTTGGCGCGATGGGTTCATCGCCGAGCTTTGGCTGATCTACGGCGGGTTTGCCATAAGCCATGCGGTTGTGGACAAGACGGCCGCGCAGGTCAAGGCGTTCAAGGAACGCAAGGAGCAGTCACCATGAGGGCAGGCGAAGAGGTCATCCGGCAGCGGCTGGCGAAGCAACTCCGCTCCGACGAGGGCTGCGTGCTGTACGCCTACAAAGACACGCTCGGCTACCTCACGCTCGGGGTGGGCCGGCTGATCGACAACCGTAAGGGCGGGTGCATCAGCGAGGACGAGGCGATGTACATGCTGGGCAACGACATCGAGCGCGTCATCGGCGAGGTGAACAAGGCCCTGCCGTGGGTCAAGGGCCTGAACGATGCCCGGCAAGGCGCGCTGTACAACATGGCGTTCCAGCTTGGCACCGGTGGCCTGCTCGGGTTCACGCAGACGCTGGCGGCCATCCGCGATGAGCACTTCGACCACGCAGCGGACATGATGCTGCAGAGCAAGTGGGCCGAGCAGACACCGGGCCGTGCCAAGAAGATGTCGAGGCAGGTCGCCACGGGGGAGTGGCAAGCATGAACCTCGGCAAGAAAGTCCCACCCCCACCGCCGCCACCCGAGCCCGAGTGGAAGCCATACCCCGGCGACCCGCGCATGGAAGTCAACGCGCAGGGCCAGCTACGCACCAAGATTCCGCCGCCGCCTGCGGTGTGGGTGACTGCGAGGAAAGCGTGAGCCCACTCGCCTGGATCAAGCTCGGCCTGTTCGCAGCCATCCTCGCTGCTGCTGCATGGGGCCTGCATGTCTACGGCTCAGAGCGCTATGCAGCCGGGCAGATCGAGGTGCAGACCCGCTGGACCGCCGCCGAACTCGTGCGCTCACAAGCTGCCGTGAAAGCCGAGCAGGAAGCACGCGAGGAAGAACAGCGCCGCATCACCGCTCAGAAGGAAATCGCCGATGAATCGCAACGCCTCATGGCCCGCAACCGCTCCGATGCTGCTGCTGCTGACGCTGCTGCTGCCGGGCTGCGCGGCGCCGTCACCGCCGCTCTCGCCGGGGGTGGTATCCGCCCCAGCCATTCCAGCACTGCCCTCGGAAGCCCGACAGCCGCCTCTGCCGGCGTGGTGCTCCCCCTCGTGCTCAAGCAGGCTGAGCAGCGATTACGCGACCTGGCAGCGACTGCTGACGCCAGCCGGGCAGCCGGGCTCGCCTGCGTCAACTCCTATGAGGCATTGAAGCCATGAACAACCAACAAGCCAATCTGCGACGGTTCGAGGAATTGGGCCGCCTCATCGACGAGGAGATCGCGAAACTGAGAAGCGGAGACCTCACCGACTTGGACCCCGAACAACTGGCGCTCGCGCGAAAGGCGCTTGAAGCGGTGGCCGCAAGGAAGGCGCGCGGCGCCTCGAAAGAGGAACAGGCGATCTTGAATCGCACGCTGTTTCGGTCGGTCAAGGTCTTGGCGTGATCGCCCGCCAGATGACCGAGGCGGAGTGCGCTGCGATTGCAGCCATGATCCATGCGCTACCGGTGGATGCTGTGAAGCCGTTCACCGTCCCGGACTACGCCGACTGCCAGCGCATCACGGCGGAGTTTCTCGCGCAGATGGTGCAGCCCGTCACTCCTTCGGCGGCTTCCGGTTGATGCTGTGAAAGTGCATGCGGCCCCGCTCATCCTCAGTCTCCGGCAAGTCCCGCATTTCCATCGACCCCGGCACAGGCTCCGCTGTCGGGTCGCGCGCTAGAGCCTGTTCGCGGGTCATCAGGTGGCGGGTCTTGATGCGCTTGCCGGGCGGGCTTTCGCTGTTGACGATCCAGCGCCAGAACTCGGTGGGCTTGCTCACTTGCTTTCCTCCTTCATGGGCGGCGCTACTCGTGGGTTACTCATAGAATGCCACAGCCCGCAACCCTGCTAGCTCTAGGTTTCCGGTCCGGGGCACCAGCGGCCCTCAACGGCCGAAAGAACACGCGTCCTTCACGGTCCGTTCCTTGCATCGATCGCGGCGAGCTTTCCTACCATGCTGCCGAGGTAAAATAGTACGATCGTTCGTTTTTCGAAACCCTGCCGTGTCGTCTGCCGGACAGCCTCGCGCGCGGCCCACGCACTAGAATTTCTGTTTACGTAAACGTCAATTCCTCTGGAGAGCGTCGAATGAAGGTACTTGTCGCAGTCAAGCGCGTGGTCGACTTCAACGTGAAGGTGCGCGTGAAGGGTGACGGCAC